CATTCATATAATGAGCTAATTCTTCATAAGACGTATCAATAAAAGGACCAACCTGTTCATGACAAATCTTGTCAATTAAATTAATGATTTTATCTTTTTCGCCACTCTTAATAAATTTATGAACAATAGGATCGAAATTGATATACACGGAATCAGTATCAACAGCAATAATATAATCTCTATCCGTCCCAAGTAACTTGTTAAAATATTCATTTAATTTCCTCTCAATCCATCGAATAGACAACTGACCGGACTTTGTAATCCCTTCTGCTAATCTAGAATCATAGAACCTGAAATAAGAATTCCCCATAGCTCCATAAGCAGAATTTAAAGCAATCTTCTTAGCCATCTGAAGATTCTTGTATTTGGATATCTTGTTGGTGTATTCTTTAATGGCTCCTGCGTTCAATTTATTCTTGTTAGCTTCTAATTCCTTCTCAGTTGCTAATTGTAATTTCTTGTATTCTTTGCGCTGATTAAACATCCACTCCATTAATTCTGGAATGAATCCCTTCTTCTCTTTAGAGAAGAGATACCCATTTGCAGCCATAGTAACATCTGAATCCATATCCACAGAAGATTTTTTGTTAACAAGAGAAGTTATGTCTACATGTCTATAAGAATCTTCTAACAATGTTTCCGGAGAAATATTATATTGTTGAATTAACATAGGATAAAGAGAAGTTAAGTCAAAAGAAACGACCCAGCCATGAAACCCAATGATTGGTTCTTTTACATAAGCACCTTCAATTGAATCTGAACCTTTAGATTCTTTTCTAGGAGGAATAACAATTCTTTTCTTAAGAAGATGATTGTAGATGATTACATCCCACATTCTTACTTGTGAGAACACATCCTCGAAATTAACCTTAGCATCATAAGCCATCGTGACTGCTAATTCAATTAACTTCATCTTGTCTTCTAACGCCATGACAAGGAAGATATCGTTTACGTTATAATCAATAAACTTTTCCCAATCAGAATTATACAGATTCTTTAGAGAACCATATTCAGAATAATCTACTTTTTTGATGCCTAATTCTATGGAAGCAATATGATCTAACTTATAGGATTCTTGATTTGTATAAGTAAATTTCTTATACAACTCCATCCAATCTAAAACAGCAATCCCAAAGATCTCATATGTTTGTTGCATCTTTCCCATGATTAAGATCTCTCTTGGCTTTAAGATACGCCAAGGAGACAACCAAGATGCTTTGTTCTCGCCAAACAATTTAGCAATACGATTTACAAGATAAGGGATATCAAAGAATTTAACATTCCATCCTGTTAAGACGTCGGGAATGTTTTCTTTCCATAACTTAATGAATCTATCTAAGAGATCGTACTCGTCCTTACATTTAATGTAGTCAAATGCTTTTGTTAATTTTAATGGAGAATATTCTCCGCAACCAAGCACTATCGCAGAATTTTGATTAGAAAATTTAATTGCAATCGCATTTATCTTTTCTTCTGTTTCTGATATTGTTGGGAATCCTCCTTCTGATTCACATTCAATATCTAGATACGCAATAACAAGATTGTTAATATCCCAAGAAATATCTTCTTTCCAGTTCTGAGAAATGAATTGATAAGGAGGTTGAATATCTCCATACACGGAGAAATTATCTGCGTCGTGTGAAGTTTGTATAAACTCCTTCACATCTTTGATTAGACCTGCATCAAAGGGAGAAACAGAATATCCATCTAGATTTTTCCAACCTGTTGGGGCATCTTTAGATTTAGCAGGAATCCAGATAGGAGGATGAAAGTCTTTTATCTCTTCGTTGATTCTTTGATTGTTTTCCCACTTTCGTAGGAATATCTTGTTACCCCAGGATTGTACATTAGTATAATGGTTCACAATTTATTATAATATAGTTTAGGTTAAAAACAAAGTTTTTTCTTTTGCTCTTCTTGCTGTTAAACCAGGATGATCTTTTCCGTTTACTTTATTCCATTTGGAAAATTCGTTTGCTGCTCCAGCATAATCTTTGTTATTGATCTTCTTTAGAAGAGTAGAATTAGCAAATCCACCAGCACCAACATTATATGTAAAAGAACATAATGCGTCATATTGATTTTGTGTTAAAGGAACTTTTACCAATTCGTTTATTCTTTCTTCGAATTTGGATAGTCTAGATGCCAACAATTGAGTAGCTTCTTCTTCTGTTATTGTCTTGTCTTTATACTTTTGTTCTTCTTCTGGAAGAAGATCTGTGCCATAACCAATCGCTGGGTGACCAACGTCATCATAAATCTTAGAAGCAAAACCTTCAAACGATTTAATTAAAGAAATTCCATTTGTGCTTATTTTCATAATTTTCCTTTAAATTCATTAAAGTCTTTTATTAATATTATCTCGCCGTCCATATTTTCTATAACAAAAGAACCAGTTTCGCACATATCCCCTGTATTAATATACAACACATCTTCTATTTGTTTGTATTCAGGAATATGAATATGACCCGCCGAGACAGTATTATATCCTTTTCTTTTAGCATATTCTACAACAAGCGAATCAAACTTTCTGAGTATACCAATCCTTTTCTTTGTTTGTTCTTTTAGATATTTAGAGAGAGACCAGTAATCCATCCCCAACAAAGAACGAACCTTATTAAAATAATGATTGAACACAATAAGACTCTCGTACAAAACTGCTCCGATTTTGGCTAACCACTTATTAGATCTAATAACAAAATCAAAAGCGTCTCCGTGTATAAAAAGTATTTTACCGTGAGCTATTGATGAATATATATATTGATCAACGACAAAGATATTGTCTAAATTAAAAGGAGTATAATCTCGGAGAGCCTCGTCATGATTGCCAGTTGTGTACATGACAAGAGTTCCGTCTTTTGCTTTTTTGAACAATAGTCTCAGAACATCATTGTGTTTTTTTGTCCAGTGCTTTGTGAATCCCAATTGCCAAAAGTCAATGACGTCGCCGTTTAAAATAATAACGTCAGTGTCAAAATACTTTAAGACTTCAATGATTAGATCTGCATTAGAAGCCTTTGTGCCTAGATGTAGATCTGACATCCACAAAGATTTGATTTTCATTTGGTCCTTTAAATGCTTAAATAGGATCTGATTTTCATTAACCTAATTAACATTTTTGTGTCTTCTGTATGATAGGCTTCTTCTAGTTTTTGTGCTTTTTTACTTAACTTTTTGCTCTCAGAAGGAGAAGCCGTCAAAAGAGCATCATCATATTCTTTCCACGGGGAAAGACGATTTGGTCTTTCTTCTGTCCACCATTTGTAAAGAGATAAAATTTCTTTTGAATCTTCTAGATAAGCTGTAGAAGATTGAACCTCCCATTCTAAATATAAGATCCCATATTCTTTAGAACGAAATCTATTAAAAAATCTTTTCCAAATTGGAAGAGGGTGTTTGTGATTTATAGTCCAAGTAATTGGATTCACATAATGCCATAATGAAGCCAATTCGCATTCTACGAAATCCTTTAATAAATTGAAATTCACATGAAGAATTTTTGTATTCGTGCCAACCCAACCAGGAGGTAGTCCTGTATGCACAACATGATGTTTATGTGCAATTCCAAATTCGGTCCAATGTTTAATAGTATGGCGCATATTATGGCGCATAGTATAATACCTGTCAGTCAATCGACGAATATTGTTTCGTACAGCCGTCCAAAAATCTTTAAGTGTTTTATTTTTCTTCATGTCAAATCCTCAAGAAAGAGGGGGATTAATCCCCCTCCAGTTTATTTAGAAGTTATAGAAAACTTCTTTGGCTTTTTATTTTCCGGAAGTTGGACTTCTAATTGAATGTCTAACATTCCATTTTGATAAGCCACATCTTTTACTTCGACATATTCACCAAGGTTAAACACACGAGTAAAAGATCTTTCAGCAATTCCCTTATGGGCATAAGAGAATCCCGAAGGCAGTTCCTTATTAGAAGAAACTTCTCCTTTGATTGTTAGCTTGTTTTCTTTTACAACAACATCTAAATCTTCTGGAGAAAATCCAGCAACTGCCATTGAAAGAGTGAAGCGTGAATTATCATCACTCTTAACAATATTATATGGAGGATAAGAACCAGCAGTTTTTGCTTGCTCAGTCCAATATGTAGCTAGAGTGTTATAAGAGGTAGGAAAATAATCCCAAATAGCATCATTGAAAATTCTTGGAAAGGTAACTGAAGTGTTTGTAGTCATATAATTTCTCCTATTAAGCGAGTTTAAATTATGGAAATCCCGAAGGCATTTCCAATACTATTTATATTATACTACAGCAATTTTTAAAAAGCAAATAAAAAAAGAGGAGCCAGTTAACTGGCTCCTCGAAAGATTCCTAGATCTTAGTTTAATTAAGCGTCTGGGAAGATCGCATCATCGCTTGCATCATTGTTGATGTTCTTGAATGCGACTAGGGTTTCGTTTAGATTACGTCCGAATCTACCACCAAGAGTTACTGTTCCTGTAGCAGCGATCCCTGTTGCTCCGACTTTTGCCATAGTTACAGTTACAGGATTGGTAAATCCAGTTGCGCCACCAACCCAATTGTTTGGATTTGTAGTGAACAATCCGCCATTTGTAACAACCACAGAAGTTACATAGCAGCCTGTAGATCCACCAGTTACTGCTGGTGTACTCATAACTGCATAACCAGTTGCTAGGATAACTCCAGTTGCTCCAACTGTTGTTGAGAATGTTACTGCTGGACCAGTTGATCCAAAGAACCAGCCACCGTTTGTTACAGTGACTCCGGTTACAGGACCATATCCACTTGTATGTCTGACCCATCCTGCGTGAGCTGTGTGATTGTTGTAAGATCTTGCTATTTGCTGTTCAGTTGGAGAAAATGTTCCAGTGGCTCCTGTTGAGACGCCATAAACATCTACTCTTTGACCAATAGAAGTGCCTCCAATTGGTTGGATAACTCTCTTAACATACTTTGGCTTTTGTTGAACATAAGTAGTAGCACCAGATTGTGAAGGAACCGATCCACCAAATTCAGCAACAAATACAGATAAGGCAGTAGCAGAAGTAATACTTTTAACAATATATTCTGCGCTTCCGAGTACGATTGAATCTCCTACAGATACTCCTTTTGTGATAAAGGAATCAGATCCAGAAGCACGAGTTACAACACCAGCTGTGCTAATGTCATATGTGCTTGAAAAAGCAATTTTGTCGTTTACACCAATAAATGGCATTTTAAATGTCTCCCTTAATAGATATTAGACTTCTAGTTCAAAAGACTAATAATACAT